TTGTCCGTTGTTGTTCGCGCTAGTGCGTGGCAATCCTTGAAAAAAGTGGGTATGATTGTGGGTATCCCCTCACACATACCCGCTTTTTTTATGCTTAACGATACCCAAATCAGAAAGGCGAAACCAGCCGAAAAGCCTTATAAATTAACTGATTCCAACGGCCTGTATATCGTAATAAATCCGAACGGATCAAAACTGTGGCGTTATCGATTCAAGATTGACGGCAAGGAATCCGTGTTTTCAATCGGCGCATATCCTGAAATCTCGCTTGCAGAAGCGCGTGAGAAGCGCAAGGAAGCGCGGTTGCTTGTCCAGCAGGGTATTAACCCAGTAAAAGACAGGGCGGACAGGAAACGCCAAAACACGCGCCAAAACAAAAACACGTTTCAGGCGATTGCCGAAGAATACTTCGCAACTAAGACGATCAGCAAAGGCAGTATTAAGGCTGCCCAAAGTATGCTTGAGAGATACGCCTATCCGATTATAGGCGACACGCCGATAACCAAAGTAACGCCGCGTCAAATCATGGAGTGCCTCGACGTTTGCAAAGACAAGGGCGTTGTCGTTTCGGGTATCTACACGCGCCAACACATGAGCGCAGTGTTTTTATACGCCATACGCACAATGAGGGCTGAAGTTGACCCTACACTCGCATTTGCCGGGTATCTCAAACGCCCAGAGATAACCCACGCCAAAGCCATGACCGTTGAGCAAATCAAGGCGTTTAAGAAAAGCCTAGAAAACTATAACGGCTCATTTGTCGTTAAAAAGGCCGTGCAGTTGCTTTTATACACAGCCGTCAGGACAATTGAAGCAAGGCGGGCGGAATGGGCTGATATTGATTTGCAATCGGGCATTTGGCGAATCCCTGCCAATAAGATGAAGAAAGCACGATTGCACATTGTGCCGTTATCGGATCAGGTTATTGAGATTCTGAAAGAGTTGCAGTCATTCACTGGTTCAGGCCGCCTACTCTTCCCAAACAGCAGACGGCCTGATGATATGATTTCAGCGACAACCATCAACCGCGCTTTAGAGTATATGGGCCTGACAATATCAGGGCATGATTTCCGCGCGACACTCGCAACTAATCTGTCAGAAATGGGCTATGAGCATGAGCATATCAAGGCGCAACTCGCCCACGCTAAAGATAACCAAACAGACGCGGCCTATTTTCACGCGAAATACATCACGCAACGCAGGCATATGCTGCAAGATTGGGCTGATTTTATAGATTCGCTTTAAGTTTATTTTATTACAAATCAGAGTGTTAGATATTTTTTGATAAATTTGTCAAAAACCTCTTGCATTACCGCATTAAAAGAGGTAATATACACACATAGGGATACTACTCACAAGGTAATAAAAATGGACGAAATTCAAAAAATCATCAACATCATTGAAAACGACGATGACTGCTTTGCTTTTTATGGTATTCGCGCCACCACCGAAGAACATTTAGCCGGCGAAGAGTTGAGTAATTCATTTGTTTGGATTGACGGCGAAAAAACCGAAGAAGAGTTAGACGGAATCAGCACTATGGGGATTAAAGACTTGACCGAAGAAGCTGTTATTCGCGCAATTAAATGCCTTGGCCGTGACGCTTGCGAATATTTCGGCGTTAAAGCAAATGTATTTCACAGCTATGTCGGGCAGAATTTTGTTTTGATTAAAGGCGATTCTGCCACCGCTGGCGACGATAACGGCGAATGGGTAATCAAAAACCCTGTTGTAGTGGCTGTATTGTAATAAACCCAAACGGATTAAATCACGGCAGACGATTTGATGTTGTCAGAAGATGGGGATTTGTATGATTAATAATTTTGAGCTTGGCTACACGCCAAACAATTTAAAGGCATTACGCCGAAGATATGGGCTGACACAACAGAACGTTGCCGATATAACAGAATCGACACTGAAAACTGCCCAGAAGTGGGAAGCAAGCCCAAGCATGAGCAGTTTTGCGAATATGCCGCACACTAAATGGCTGAAATTGTTGGAATATTTGAAGAATAAATGAGAAGAGGCCGTCTGAAAGCCTTTCAGACATCATTTTAGTTTGCCGTTTTTGGAAAACCACTTGCATTTGCAGGGGTTTTGTTTTATATTCCCAATCACGAGGCGTCGAAAACCTCTAACTCAACGGCATTCACCCCGTCAGCGTGAATTTTTTACGTCCATAGTTTCCTTAGTGTTTTGCTTCGATAAAGGTTTCCTATGGCCGCGAGGGCTGCGAATATAAGACCCGCTTTCAGCGGGGAATAAGCACGGCCTTTTGAGTTAGGTTTTCGAACCTCGCGGCCGCCCGTTTCGGGCAACTTCGAAAATAACTCAAGGAAACCATCATGAACAATTCAGTTCAATCTTTTAATTTCAACCAAAACCAAATCCAAGTTATTAACAAAGACGGCGAAGCGTGGTTTGTAGCCTCGGAAATTGCCGCCATGTTCGGCTATCGTGATGCCGCAAATCTGACGCGTATCTTAGATGACGATGAAAAGGGTACTCATAATGTGAGTACCCTTGGCGGGAAACAAGATGTATCGGTCATCAATGAAAGCGGTTTCTACCATGCCGCGTTCAAATCACGCAAGGCAGAAGTTAAACCGTTTCGCAAATGGGTAACGTCCGAAGTTCTGCCCGCCATCCGCAAAACAGGCGGCTACCAAGTCGGACAAAAAACCACCGCCGACGACCGTACCGGATTGCGCCAAGCCGTCGCCGCACTTGTCGGACGCAAAGGCATAGACTACAGCACCGCCTACGGCATGATACACCAACGCTTTAACGTCGGCGCGATTGAAGACCTCCCTGCCGAGAAGCTGCCCGAAGCCGTCGCCTATACCCACGCGCTAACCCTGCACACAGGCTTGACGGGCGAAGTGTTGGACGCACCGCCCAAAGCCAAGCCGAAACTGCCTATCGACGGCAACTCTTTAGCCGACATTGCCGCTATGGTTTATTACGGCGCATGGATGATTGAATTGGGCAAAGACATCTCCGCGCCGCTCAAACAGCTTGGCAACATACAGGCGGTTACGATGTGGACGGTTTGGCACGAAACCCGTTCACGCCTGAAAAGAACCGTCGCAGCCCTCGAAGTGTTGCGGGGATATGCGGACAAAGACACCTCCGACCGCATGGCCTTATGTCTTAAAGGCATTTACAGCAAGGCTACGGTAAGGTAAACAGAAAAGGCCGTCTATATTCAGACGGCCTTTATTTTATTTAAGCGTATCGGATAACGCCTTGTGCCGCGCCTTGCAATCGTTGTACAAGCCGATGACTTGCAACGACCACGGCAATACATCCGCGCCCGTACCGCCCTCAAGCTTCGGCAGGTTCGGGCATGGTTGCACCAAGTCGGCAGGCGGTTTAATTGCCGTCGGCAATGGCGGCATTGATGACTGACAGCCCATCAGAATCAACACAGGCATTCCGATAGACAGTTTTTTCAATGATTTTAGGTACTTGGACATAACGCACCCTTTCTTTCTCTTCTCGCACGGCTTTGCCGGTTTGATATGAAGCGGACAATTCGCGGTCTTGCTTCGCTTTCTCAATCGCTGAATCTTTCAGACGTCCTGAAATTTCCGCCGCCATTGAATCACGTCCGCGCTTGTATTGGGCGGCATGGTCGTATTGCCACGCGCCCACAATCAGCGCAAAACAAACTGCGATCAGAATCAGTTTCCAGTTTTTAAGTAGCAGGCTGTTCATAGGTTTTCAACATCGCTTTGTAGTTTTTAATCTCGCTTTCGGCAAATTCAAACGCTTTCAGGTCTGCTTCTTCGCCTGCCTGTTTGCGTTTCTCTTCCCATTCGGCGATACGCGCTTTCAGAAACTCGACAGGATTCATGGCTACTCCTTAAACGTGCAAGCCAGGCAAATAGACGGTTTTCCCGCCTTTTTTGGTTGCCGTCATGATTTGGTTACGCATTGGGCTGTTTCGGCGGAAACCTACATGCACCCACGCGCCATCGCCACGCTCAGGAAACTCAAGAATCAACTGGTCAAAGGTCAGTTTGCCCTCATCTCGCATCTTGATTAAGAGTTTCGCAAATGCCAAAGAGGTTAAGCCAATAGCATCACAATCAGCCGCCAAGCCGAAACGATGGGCGGACGTTGGACTACCTCCCACAAGCTTGTTCACGCGCTCACTGCGAAAGCATGAAGTAACGATGATTCCGCGACCAACATAGGCGCGGATTTTCTCAAGCTGTTGCGCCGTGTAATAGATGTTGTCCATTTCGGCAGATGATGGCTTGTTCTCAATACCGGCACGGCGTGCAGATTCGCTGCGTGTCAATTCTTTTAAGCTAAAGTGTTCTGTAATTTGCATTTTCTTTCTCCATTAAAAAAGGCCGTCTGATTTCAGACGACCTGTTGTTACTCTTTACTATCGATAAATTTGTCAGCCGTTTTCTTCGCCCACTTCTTCATCATTCCAGGGGCTAAGGTCTTGACGGTATCCATCGCATGGCCTGTTAGGATGCCGACAAACGCGCCTGCGATCGCACAAGTCCATACCTGATTTACCATCAAAAACCGTTCCACTACCGCCGCCGCTGCCACTGCCGATACAACCGCTTCAAATACGCTTGAAACGATTTTGTCGTGGTCTTTTATACTCGACCACGCGCTGCCGACAATGCCGCCCCCTATGGCGAACAGGTAGCCAAATTGGAAAAAATCCATCATTCCCCCTTTAGGCCGTCTTTCAGTTTTTTGCCCGAAAATAAGAATTTAAGTGAGTTATTGCCAGCCAAAAGGCACAGGAAAGACAGAATCGGCGGGATAACCATGCCTGTATGAGCAGGCGGGAACGCTCCCCAAAACGCCTGAGCCGTCAGATACCAAATGAACGCCGACACCAGCAACAGATAGCCCGAAAAGACGTTTCCGCGATACGTCTGCCAGTACATCGAGGCCAACTGCAAAACACCAATACCGCCAAACACTGGAATTAGGATAGATTCGGGTATCGTTTTGAATTTGTAGTAAATCGGCCAGTCGTAAATATCGACAGGCGAAAACGCAAACACAGCGGCATAACCAATCATTGACAGCCCACTGGCAAACTCGACAACGCGCGTTCCCGTACCAAAAAGCCACTTCTGAAAACGTACAGGCAGAAAACGCCATTCCAAAACATATTTAACCCATTTCAATGAGTTACTCATTTCCAATCTCCAAAGAAAAAGGACTTTTTGACAAAATTATCAAAAAGTCCAGTTAAGAAAAAAGCCATCAAAAATTATGGCAATCGGGTCGGCCAAGGGTCGTTAGTCAGGTACATGATAGAACTTACCCGAATGTCCCCAATGTCTCGGTCAGTAGGAACAGGGTCAGTAAATTGGAAACGTATCATGTTGCCATCGCCAGGGCCACCTAAATACCATGTCCCGTATGGCGTGCCCTTGTCGTTGTAGATACCGCCAATCAAACTAAATTCTGACCTAAACCCTTGCGGTATTCCCTGCAAGCCTAAAATAAAAACGTTCCGCTCCCTGTCAGATGGCTGAATAGAATACCCCGGGCCATTACGGCGCACGATACCGAACCAACCCCAGCTTAAACCACCGAATTGATACATAACAGTATCGTTTTTTCGGCGTACTTTTAGATACGAATTGCCCAGTTTTGAAACAATGTTCAACGTTCGCCAGCCAGTATCGCCAGTCAGAACTTCCCAGCCTTGGTTATCCGTTCCGGTGCGTTTTATCCATTTCAGCGCGCCATTAGTTGCAACCGTATCAACATAGGTCGTCCCGACTGGCGCGGCAACCCTTCCATTTGGCATTCCTTGACCGTGGATTTCATACTCATTAACTTGCCCAGCAGGCGTGGCAGCTTCTTGGCTTGGCAGCGTTACACTTCCCCCGCCGTCTGACAGAGTGAGTGTGTTCCCAGATAACGTCAGTTTTTGCGGGATACCCACGCCGTCAGCGCCGGGCGCGCCAGTGTCGCCTTTATCACCAGTGTCGCCTTTTGCGCCCTTGAGCGACTCAAGCCATTTGCCTACCGTCCCAAATAACAACTCACCATCAGCAAGCTCATATGCTGAAAGTCCATTTCGTCCATCTCGCCCAGGCGAACCATCACGGCCTTTTAAGCTTGCCAGCCATTGCGCTTCATTGCCATCGTAGCCATTCGCAATCGCAATTTCATAAGCAGACTTACCGTTCTCGCCGTCTTGCCCACGCTCGCCTGTATCGCCTTTATCGCCCTTTGCACCATCTGCGCCTCGTTCGCCGGGCAAGCCATCCGCGCCTTTATCGCCAGTGTCTCCTTTCGCGCCCGGCAATCCGTCAGCCCCTCGCTCGCCCTGAATCCCTCGCTCGCCAGTGTCGCCTTTCGCACCAGCCGCGCCATCTTCGCCTTTCTCCCCTCGTTCGCCTTTGAAAGTAGCGAGAAACTGCTCAAACGTGCCAGTATAGCCAAGCTCCCTTTTAGCTCGGTCGTACAGGTCTTGCCCCGCGCCTTGAGCAATGGCGGTTTCCTTAACGTCAATCTCAACGGACGGCGTTTTATCGGACAGGGTAAATACATATTCCGTCATAGTGTTACCACCTCTAATAAGCAAATCTCACCACGAATCAGCGTGTGCCGTGTCGATACGTTTAAAATATCGTATTTGGCACGTCGCCATTTCGCGTCTTTTGAAAATTCAGGCGGAAACTCAAGCGTTAAGACGTTTTCAGTTACTTGGATATTTGCCGTAGTCTCAAACTTCTCGCCAGTGCTAGGCTCGACCATCATCTTCAAATTGGCGGTCGACAAATCAAAAGGCTTACCGTCCGCCGTTACCGTTACTTCAAAACGCCGTGCGTTTCCGCGCGGTATCTCGATATTTATAATCGGGATTTCCGCTTTGATTTTAATCATAATTCCCCCTTTCAGGGTTTTTGACAAATTTATCAAAAAGTCCAAAATAAAAGGCCATCATGTTTCAGACGGCCTCTTCGGTTACTTGGATTTGCGCTCCAACGCTTCGACTTTCTCAGTCAGCTCCTGAATGGCTTTAGTCAAAACTGGAATAAACGTCTCATACTCAATTGTGTATGTGTCGTTTTTCAGGTTTACCATCGGCAACTGCCCATATTCAGCCTCAAGCGCGGCAACGTCTTGAGCGATAAACCAGTGTCGCAGCCTATCTTCTTTATGGCTGCCGTCTTTCTTCGGCTTCGCCCACCACTTACGCAATTTTTCCGAACGCTCATCTTCAGGTAGGTCTTTGAAAAGCTCGTCAACGTATGAATCGCGGCGGTCGTAGTAACCAGTTACAGGCTTCAGCTTCATGACAAATTCCAAGCCTTTCTCAAGCGGCTTGATGTCTGTTTTATCGCGGCCGTCTGAACGGATATTGACGGTTGTTGGCGCGTAAAGCCTTTGATTCTGCCCGCCGATTTGAATTTCGTTATCGCCGTTGAGCCGCGAACCGTAACCGATGGCGATTGAGTTTGTGATTTTCCCTGTCAAAATATCGCCTTGCACGTTTCGATAACCTGCTGAATCGCCAATAAAAACAGATTGCTCACTACTGATATTAGGGGCACTCCAATAGCCGACTGCTACGCTCGATAAATGACTACCTTTTCGCATAGCAGAAGCACCGACAGCGGTTGCTTTCTGGTAATCAGCACCTGTTAACGCCGCGTCTGCGCCGATGATGGTAGAGTATGCCGCCGTCAATGCGCTATTCATGGCATTTGCGCCAATGATGGTCAATTCCTCATTCTTCGCCGCAGATGACGTTGTGGAATAAACAAATTTAAGCTCCGCACTGCCCGAAGTATTGAGCGATTTAGGGCTATTAACCGTAATAGTCGTTTCAGTAGCGGAAACAACTTCAACAGGCACAACGTCGCCTTGCAATGTCTGCGCCGCGCCTGATGTCAAACGGATCCCAACCCAATAAGTCGCTTTCGCTCCCTGAAGATTTGAGAATGTCAGCGTAATAGTGTTGCCTGATTGAGTATAAGTACCTGATTCAGTTCCACTCCAAACAACATCACCACCATTTGGGGCGCGGTTTCGTTCGAGATTCTCCATTGCAGCAGAACCGATGACGGTTGTTTTATCAACCGCTTTGGCGTTCTTCGCCGCGTCTCCGCCGATAACGACTTGCGCCTCTTGGTTTTGGTATTGCGCCAAAACCGACTGACCGATTGCCACGGTCTTACTGGTTTTAGACGGCCAAAAAACCTCAATATCGCCAGTCAAGCCAACTGGTGCAGTGCCGCCTAATGCACCACCGCCAAGCGCGATATTTGAATAACCTGTTCCCAAGCCTTGGCCTGCATTACGACCAATGGCAACGTTGGAATAACCGCTTGTGATTCCTCGTCCAGCATTGCCGCCGATACCGATGTTGCGAGTACCTGCCATTTTTGACTGTTCATACCATTCAGTTTCAGCATTAACGCTAATCAAACTATCAGGTCCGATAGCAATGTTGTCTCGGCTGATTTTTGAAAAGCCCTGCGCACGGTCGCCGATGGCGATGCCGGAAACGCATTTTTCCATCTGCGCCATTGCGCCCTCGCCGATGACGACCAATCCAGTGCCTGTCCATTCGTTGGATTTGAGATTTGCGGCGGCTCCTGAGCCTGTAATAAATCGCCCAATACCACTGCGAATCGGCTGATACTGCATATCAACGGTTTTGCCGCTGATTGTGAATTTGCCGTTTGTGTATTTGTTTTTCGTTGGGTATTTCGTCCCCATGTCAACAGTCAAGCCAAGACAGTCAACAAATACGCCAAGCGCGGCAGATTCGGCGGTATTTACAGCTTCCTGAGCGTTGTTGTTAGAAGCTAAATAACCAAAATCATACAGGCTCATTGTGCCGCTAAATACGCGCTTCCAGCGTGTGCCATTCGTGCTTACGATGATTGTAGATGCGTTGTCTGTTGAGCTTTTATCAGTATCAGCAGAGATAAACAAACCACTACCAAAACTTAAGCCGTCCTCATGATAGCCACGAACGAAAGCCACGCCGCTGCCAGTGAATTTACGCAATTCAGAAATACTGCTGATAATTGAAACTTTCTTAATCAGCTTTTTGTCTAAATCATCAGCAACTGAACTGCTTGCAATTACTTTCCAGCCGCGTGAATTGTTTGTATTTGGATTGGTTTTGTTGTTTGGTAAAGTGTTGACGTAAAGGCTTAATGAATCATCACTTTGTAATACGCAACCAATATCATAACCGCCAATCTCTTCACAGAAATCAGCGTCAAATTTATAGCTACCGCCTTTGTTGATGTAGGCGATATGGCTAGACAGCTCGTAAAGGATACCGTTCATATCCTTACCGCTTGGCGGTTGGCCGCCGACAGCAATAGGTGTCATGGTTACTGCCGGAAAGCCTTTTGTATAAGTCGCCGCATTTGCAGGCGTTGTTTCGGTAACATCTTCAGCAATACTGTTACGCAAGCCCTCAGACGCAAATGGTTTGGTCAATAATTTTGGATTCACTTTTTAAACCTCCAAATAAAAAACCCCGTTGTTAAACGGGGAATAACCGGCTTCTTCAAAGCCGAAATATTTACTTCTCGATGGCTCGAGAAAATCAATCAATACGCCTGATGGCCTTGGCAAAATATCGGACTGCAACAAAATAGCCCGTTCTTCGTTGCTTAAATCAAACTCGAAGATGTAACGGGCTGTCATTGTTCCAGTTTTGTAATAGTAGGCACGGCCTCGCTTCTCAAACATCGTCATAAGCAAGCGGTTTATGTTATATGCCGTTGCGTACATGATATTTTTCATCGCCTTAATTAAAATCATCTGGCGATATGCCGTATCACTCATAGAGAAAACGCTTGTATTGCCTGCGCCCCTGCTCCATACGCCATCGTTGAATGGCAAGAAACCATCTGCAAAGCCGAGATAGTCGCCGCTAACCATTTGAAATGACCGCTCCATACCGACAATCTTGCCCCACACGTCCAAGCCGTAGCCCTCAGCGGTTTCAATATCCCAGACAAGACGGCGAAATTCCTCGATTTTATCGGCAGGGCATATGCACTGATTAAGCCGTTCAATCAATCCCAGCAAGACAGGGCTATGAGCGTATTGGCTGATAATCGTCTTTTTAACGTCAATCATCTTCTACAATCTCGATATTGCCTGCCTGTACAGACGGGATTTTTGAAATGCCGACAGAAACAGCCTCACGCCAGCCCGAACGTTTATCGGATACCTGAATATCAAGCAGTCTCACATCTGCGTGATTCTGCAAAATAGCGGTAAAGAAATCCGCCGAGTAAACAGTAGCCCCAATTTTTGACAGCTTCATCTTTTCAAACGTTTCCGCAATGGTTTTTTGAATCTTCAGTTCATACCCAAGCGGCGCACCTTTTGCTATTCGCACCTTAAAGAACACTTGAACAGGCTCAGGGCGTTGAAACAGGATTTCGTAAGACGGCTTAGGATCTTGATATAGGTCGTCATAAATCGTAACCGCCGTATTGCCGTTGTAATCGCAACCGCTGCCTGAGTATCGCCAAATCGTCTTTGCGATTTCCTCGTTATCGCCGCCATTGACGGCAACGAAAATACTATGCGGCGCAAGCTTGTAGCCGTTTTTCTCTACTGCCGTGCCTTTTGGGTTGTCGATAACATAAACGTCCGTCACGCCGGGCAATTTAGCCACATTCGCATAAACAGAAGCAGGCATACCCAGCGAATTGATGGCTACGCTTTTCTGCCGTCTGTCTTTGAAATCTTCACGGCTTTCGGCAGGCTTACCGGCAATCGAATCATGCGGATTACTCACACGGTCAAGGCCGTTGATGTATTGGGTCATGGTTGAGATTGAGCCGGCTCGCGCGTGAACATCGCTGTTTGCCGTTACAACCGCTGAAACCGTGCCGCTTGAGCCGATAACGTACCGTTTACTCACGCGCCAAACCTGCCCATTTTCATCTTGGACTGGATAGTCTTTCGGGATAACTACACCAGCCAAGCCGATAAATTCACAGACAGCCTGCGCTTTTGTTTCAGGTTTGCGCTCCAAGAAATAGATTTTTGCGATCGCGTCTTGCATTGCGCCCTCTGCATAATCAGGATTAACCTGATTCATCAGCCGGGCAAGTTGGTTATCACGGTCTGCGATAATCGCCGCCAGTGATGAGGCCAACTGACCTTGAGGCGTATCAAGGTTTTTATTCAGATTCCCACCAAACGCCTGATTAAAATCCTCCAACAAGCCCTGCAATACCGATTCTTCAGTCGGAATAACAACGCCTGTATCATTGATTTCAATAGGGGGAACATTTGTTTTAAAAGTCATAAAGCCACCGTATGAACTTGGTTGTTTTCATCTTTGAACCTAACGCTCCCACTCAAGCCACGATTTGTAATATCGTTTACCGACACAATCACGTCTTTCACACCTACTACGCGCATAGCTGCTTCTTCCATGCGGTGCTTAAACAGCGCAAAAGAATGAGGGCGCCCAAGCACTTCATCGAAGTATGGAACGCCCTGTTCAGTGTCATAGTAAAGTTCTCCCTCAAACAGCCTGATCGCATTTGCCACGCTTTGAGCCGTTGAGTAAGGGGCTTTTGCATAAGCAATATCGCCGTCAGCCGTTAATTCCAAATCCCAAGTCAAGGGATTTAAATAAAGTGTTTCCATCGCTTCCTTTCCTAATCAACTGGACTACCGCCGTTCGTATGTGTAAGCAACGTTTTATCGCCAGCGACAACATCGACTTTTGATTCAATTTGGCCGTCAGCCGTCAAACTGCCTGAGAACGAAGCCGAGCCGCCGCCAGTTTGCGAGAAACTGCCGTTTTGCGTGGTGTTGCCCTCAATCTGCACAGTCGGCGATTTAATCATGGTCTTTGGTGCTTCAAGCTCGATTCCAGTAGGGGAATAGATTTTGATTCCACCGCCTGAAAACATAATGTATTGAGATGGCGTACCGTTCAGGAAACCGCCAAAATAAAGGCCGTCTGAATAATCAAAACGGCGTTTGCTTTGCGGTGCTGAAGCGGCTTTATTCGCTTTTACGCTCGAAATATCGCGGCTGCAAAAACCGCACATTCCAATATCTCCAACTTGAGGGTCAATAATCACGGCATTACTACCACCTTGAAGCCTCATATATGGCACATTGAAAATAACGCCATGAGGAATCACGCCGCCACTGCCATCTATCTGCGACACAAGCGGCTGAACGTCAACCATGCCGACAGGGGCTAACCCCCCGCCTTTTACAGCCACGACTTTCACAAGCGTTACCGTCTGAAGCCTAGACATAATGCTCTCAACGATATAACCAATCTCGCCCGCGCCGTTTCGTTGGCCGGGCTGTTCAAAGCCTAATCTACTTTGCGACATGTACCGTCTCGCTTTCCGCGTGAGCCGCTTTAATAAACACTTCCCACTTACCGCTAGGGCTGAATGATTCAAGCGTGATATTCATACCGAAAACGCGCCATTTGCCGTTACAGGTAGGGATAATGCTATCCTCAATCTCAACCAAGCCGCCAAAACGCAAAGCAGGGTCATAAAGGCATGAGAACTGAACGCCTATTTGGTCGGGTATCGGATAACCGATAAGCCCTGTACTTGGACGGATAACAGGAACGTCAATCATGCGCGGCTCGCCTTTAGGTGCGATTGCGATTGTGTCGTTATCGATATACAGGTCAAGGTCTGCGTTTTTCGCCAACATCTGAACCTTACCCAAAGCGGAATCGGGCAGGTATTGGTTACTCAGTTTCGCTGTTACGCCGTTATTCTCAAAGCTCATGCCCATATCGGCTGCAAGTTGCGATATAGCCTCCGCCACATCTATCTCGCCCTCGAAACTTCGCGGCGGCGTTGGTACGATTTGATGATAGTAGCCCGTGCTACTTTCGATAGTCAGGCAAACATTGGGCGCGGAACTGAAATCAGGCTTGGCAAATGTGATATTGCCTTTATAGACAACAGACATTTTGTCATCATCGCCCGCTTCGATTTGGATCAGGTTTTGCAAAGCCTCTTTTGTGTTCCATTGCACCCTGAGCAGTGCCAGCATATTATTTAAATGCAAGCCGAAGATACGGACGTTTGCGGTCGGCATGACTGAGCCGTTGCCGTAGTTAATGCGACACTCAGTCCGTAAGCCGTCAAAAACAAGCGTATTGTTTCCGTCTCCGTCAAAGTCCTTATCTTCGCCCGATAAAAGGATTGTTACCTTGATTCGCTTCTCTTTCAGACTAGGCATTTTTAACCCACCTCAAGACGTAACGTTTGCCCAAGCCGCCGAAAACAGGGTCTTCACGTCCTTGCAAATCCTCAAAGTACAATTCCCCAACGAAAGGGCGGAAAGCCTCGTTTACGATAGGCTCGCCATTCAGACAAACACGTCCACTCACTACCGGCACACGGTTTGCCTTTACATCGGCATAAAGTTTCCCCAGCCGCATTGTCAGCACAATATCGACTACTTGCTGACTCAGCGTTGTCGTTACCTTTTGCGACCGCTCGTCTGAAATAGGGATTGTGTAAACTTTCATATCAACCCCCTGTAACTTCAGTTGCGATTTGAGAAAGCACAGATTCCTTTACCGGCTCAGGCGGCGTTGCTGTCGGGGCTTCTTTCGCCTGCACCTTTCCGCCATCAGCCTGTAATCCTGCTTCCGATTTTGTCTTTTTATACTCAACCTTTGCCAAGCGCACTTCTTGAAAGTGGATATTGACCTTAATCATCCGCGCGCCGTTTCCAGCCTCGCGCACATAGTCGTAACCAGTAATTGAGCAGTTCGGATAGACGGCCTCCGGCGTGATAATCATGAATAAATCGGTTGAGTTGGCGAACGTGCTTAACAGTGCCAAAAATGCACCGCGTTGCACCACGCCGCCGGTCGCCTTTGTCATCATTACGCTGGCTTTAAAAGGCTCGTTTACCTTGTTGTAGCTCGTGAAGCTCCCGTTTTCGATAGGGGAATTGACGACAGATGATTTGTTTTCATACCGGACAGAAGCAACGTTATCTGCCAGCAATAGCGGAATACCGCGCTGATTGAAGATTCCCCATTTTTCGCCAAATACCAAGTTAATCAGTTGCGCCCCGCCAAAACTAATCAGGGCGTTTCCGATATTCGCCGGTATTTTTGGAACGTTAGGGATTCCGACACTATTCCACTTCATATCTTTACCTCAGAAACAACAAAAGCCGCCTTTTCAGACGGCCTTTATTGCTTAGTTCTACATTTGAGCAACAGCATACTGCCCGGCGCGGCTGTTCAAACCGTCCATAGCGTCCTGTACATTACCCCGAACGGTGCTTGCACTGGTTTGGACGTTGATGCCGCCGTTGACCGTGATTTGCGTGTTTTGGGTATTGCTGACGTTATGAGGATTCGCCGCGCCTCGTGAAGCGTTAATGCGCCCCTGTTGGTTGCTGAGATTCTGCGCAACATCCTGACCGCCTAAAGGTCTAGACATCATGCCGCCTCTACCTTTGTAAGCCATCATCTTGTTAATACTGTTAACATATCCCTGCGTTTCTTTCGGCGCATGAGACAGCCAGTCATTGCCATAGCGTTTAATGGCTTTGTCTAGATTGCCGTTTCCCCAGTTATACGCTGCAAGGGCTTTGTTATGGTCGCCACCGTAATGCCTCAGCAACCATTGGAAATAACGCGCCGCTGCATCGCTCGAAGCGTCAAAGTCCCATTCACGGCCTGAAATGCCGTAAGCCTTAGCCGTGCCGGGCATGAACTGAAAATGACCTTTCGCACCAGCGGCGGACGATTTCTTCATGTTGCCCTTGCGACTTTCCTGCGCCCATACTGAATAAAGCATGTGCTGCGGAATACCGTACTTCTGACTTACAGCAGACAGCCTGGAATCAGCGTTTGAAACGGTGTCTTTGGCGTTGATTTTATTCAGCCAATCTTCTTTGCCTGTAACGGCAATGGCTGACCTAGTTCCACCGCCTCCACCACCTCTACGCGCGATAATAGGGACGATTCTGCCGCTTTGGATTTCCTTCCAGTATTGTGCGCTTGCCGCACCAGTGTTGCCGTATTTCTCGCCCTGCTTGAAATCAGAAACCCAGCCCTCTTTAGTGTAAATAGCAACATGCCCCCAGTTATGACCTGACCTTGAGTTTGATTTCATACTCATTACATCGCCAATCTGAGGCACATAATCCTTGCTATATGCAACCTGATGGAAGCCTTGCCCACTTTTAAGCAGGTTGCTGGCAACATCTACACCATTACCGCTACTGCGAATGCCCTGCGCTCGTAGCGCGTTATTGACATATAACGCACACTGTTTAAGGCTTCGTTTTGCTGCGTGTTTTACGGCAAAAGCAGCGGCTTGAGACACTTTGCCATCAATGCCTGAAACCATATTATCAACAGCACTGCCACCAGCACTGTTACCGCCTGACAACGTGCCGACATCGTGCCCAGTCGCTACGTCAACAGTGCCGGTAACTCTATCCCATGCTGCGCCTGCAAATGACTTCACGGCCTCCCAGCGGCGTTTAAATGCCACTTTGACCGCTTCGCCCGCGCCTGAAAAGTCGCCCTCTTTTAATCGGTTAAAGATTTCGACAATATCCATCAGATACGGCATAAGGCCGTCTGACAGTTCAGAAGCAAGGTTTTTAAAGCCGTTCATCAGCGAACCGACAGAAACCGTGTTCCCATCGATAAAGCCTTTAAGCCTCATCCAGTCAAGCATACCGTTTGCGGCTTCCGACCAGCTTGTGTAACCAGTCGTCAGGTAAATAAACGACTTACCAAGCGAATCAGTGGAAACTTTTGAACTGTTGATATAACTGGTAAAGCGACCCCAATCAAACAGGGATTTGCCACCCTCTGCCCAAGTTTTATAGTCGTCATAAAGCAAGCCAAACGCCGCGCCAAGCCCTGCAACCGCCGCAATCAACGGCGCAAACGGCGCGATAAAGGCAAACACTGCCGCCGTAGCAGTAACCAGCATTGGCACTAAGAAGATACCGATAGCCGAAGCAATGCCGAGAAACACGCCTTTTGTAACGTGTTCATGCTTAACCAAGAAGCCGACAAAGCCGCTCACAATCTCCGTGAGCGTTGTCAACACTGGAATCAAGGCATTGCCTATCATCAGCTTCAGGCTTTCCCATCGTGCATTTAAGACGGCTCGTGCCTCTGCCAGTTTGCGCGAGTTTTCTATATCCGCTTCGCTTGAGTGGTACATATCGCGCTGAATCTCAAGCATACGCTCCATTTCGGCGCGGCCGCGTGAAAGCGTGTTAAATGTACCGTCATCTATGCCCATCTGTTGGGCTAGTGTGTAGGCTTGTTGGCGGTCCATTGTGCTGAATCGGTCTGCCAAATCAAGCATTACATCATCAAGCTTTCGGGCTTTGCCGGTACTATCCAGCAACGAAACGCCCAAAGCGTTGAAGTACGGCAAGACGGACGTGTCGCCCATCATAATCAGGCTTTGCATATCGCCTGACAGGGTTTTCATGTAACCGCTCATGCCGTTGGCACTTTCGCCCGCCATCTCTGCCGCGCCTTGCCATGCGCTCAATTCCTTACGCGCCATGCCAAGATTTTTAGCAGTAGTGTCTAGCTCGCGGTTTGCTTTCGCCGCGTCTAGTGCCAGCTTTGAAAGGCCACTTGCACCAAGTAGCAAGCCTGTAAATGCCGCAAAGCCTTTGATAGAAGCGTTTACGGTCTTTAGCAAGCCTTGCATTGAAACATCGGCTTTTTGCGTATCTACTACGCTCTTGCGCCGTGCCTCGCTGTTCTCTTTGGTTGTTTTCGCGGCGTTCTTTTCCGCTTTTTCAACCTTTGAAACAGAACGCTCTAAGCGGTCGTACTGCTTTTCTGCTTTCGCCGCTTCGCCTGAAAACTTGGAAGAATCGATACCAAGCTCAAGAAACAACGTGTCTATAACAGTCGCCATAATCAAACCTTTCAGACGGCCTGTCGCCGTTTCTCTTGTTGCTGTCGGTTATAGCCGTCAACACTCAGAACCTCCCATAGATTCAAAGCATCTTCCAAGCTATAAACCGTCTGCAATTCGTGCAAAGTGCAAAGACGGCTTGAAACCAAGCCGCCGATAAGCGCGGACAGGTTTAAATACTCCATATCCGCGCCATAACCGCCACCGCCTAACTCAGGCCAGCCCCTTGTTGCAAAAAATCAATGTGAAGATTGAATACCTCCTTTCGGAACATCCAAAGATTGGTAAAGTCCTCTACATCGCCCAATTCCAAATCAAGCGGGCGGGGCGAACCACCAGCGGGAATGAATTGAACACATTCAAGCAATTCATCCAGCAGCGGAACAGCAATAGCAGGCGGAATCTTGCCCAAAGCGGCAAACGCTACTTTAGCCAAGCCCATCATGCCCTCATTGGCTTCTGCAACATCAATGCCTGCACCAGCCAAAGCCAGCAAGACACGCATTGCCCAGTTATCAATCTTCGCTGCCGGCATTTCGGTAATTTCAAACTTCTTACCTTTGTCGCGGCCTTTTTCGATCGTTACGGTTTTGGTTTTTAAAGACATTAGGAAATTTCCTCTTCAGTCACTACGCCTAAGTTGAATGTATAACTACCGGCATCCATGTGTTTTTTAGCACTGAAGCCAGCCAGATTAATCATGAAGCCTTTGGCAATGCGGCGAACGCCCAATGATGGAATATCCACCTGAAACTCAAACGGGAATGTTTCCATCTGCTCAGTCATGCGCTCGTACATCTTGGCAAAGTGGGCGCGTGTAGGGCTGTTTGCTTCAAAAGTGATAGTCAGTTGGTGCTCATGTTGGATATATGCGCCCGATTGAATACCATCCACGCCCATCACGGTTTCGCCAATGGTTGCGTCTGAAAAGTCAAACGCCGAATCTGTCTTATAGCCTTGCGCTTGGACAAATTGGTCGGTATAGCCCTTAGCTTTCCACAGCAAAACACTGTTGGCAGAAGTAAGGGTTTTAGGTGCGATTTGTGCCATGTTGTTACCTCAAAAAATTAGGCCGCCTATTGTTTCAGACGGCCTGTAAGTTACAGAATGTTGATAGAACCCATATTGACGGAATGAACGCTACCGCCGTCGGTGTACCATAATTTAATCGGCATTGATTCACGGTTGCCGCGTGTTTGAGCCGTTGCTTTGCCGACATACAGGTAATAGCCACGCGCTTCGATTTGAGTAGCGGCATCTACACCAGCCTCGTTGTTGATGATTGCGCGTTGTTGCTCCGACAGGTTAACACCTGCGCGGATAGAACCGAAGTTCAAGGCTTCATCAATGGCATCTTGGCAGGCGGCACGGTGCAACGCACGGCCAACGGCGTTATATGGCACAGACTTAGCAGAAGTGAGCATAGTCATTAAGGCAAGCTGTAATTGGCTGTTCAGGCGGATTTGGTTGACGTAGTTATCAAGCCATTTCCATTTGCCTGTCATTTGGCCGGGATACATGAACAAGAAGCGGTCGTTGGCCGTTGCCCATGCGCCATAGAAGTTATAGCCGTTGTCTTTCAGGTTTTGCGCTTCTGTTGCATCGTTTACATCAACCTCTAAGCCTGACTGACCTTTGAAAGCAACAGTAATACGGCCTTCGCGTTCACTGAAATCGATAGAAGCAATCGCACCACAAAGGAACGCCGCTTTATCCAAGCCACCATAAACAGCGGTTGCGCCTGAATATTGGGATTCTTTCAGTTTCGCACCGAAAGAGGTTGTATTACCTGCCTGCAATGCAGCGGCTTCCTTGCCCCAACCGACATACAGGAAGCGTTCGTTTTGCAAGTTTGACCATTTAGCCAAAGCCAATTTATCTTCAATTGTCGGCTCTTCAATGGTCGTAAAGGTTGCAAAGTTCAATGTAGCGGCGGTCAGGCCAGCCATCATTTCATCAACGCTTTCTGCGCCTGTACCTTTTGACACACGCGCACCGGCAGATTCACTCAAGCCCAGTTTGTCGGCAATATCGCCAGTTGCAAAGGAAACAGTAGATTCTTTGCCGGTAGTGCCTGAGATAACCTTAAAGGCTTGCAACTGCTCTTCAAACTCAACCGTAGCACCCAGTGCCGTACCGAGTTTTTGAGCCGCGTCTGAGAAGCTGGTAGCGTCTTTCAAATCAACAGCAGGGGCTTTTTTCTCAGTGCCGTCAATGGTTACATTCAGCGAACCTTTAATCTTCTTCAGTTCAGCAAGACTGGTAGTCTTGACACTTGCGCCAAGCAAATAACCAGCTTCAGCAACGCTGTTCAGTGCGTAGAAGTACAGACGGCCCGGCTTTTTGTTTGATCCGTCAAAGCCTTTGAAGTAGATTTGAGCGGCTTTATATTCGTCAGAAGAGAAGCCGAAATGCTCGCCCACAGATTCAGCTGTTGCAAACAGCAGGGCTTGACCTGTCGGGATATTAGCATTTTTACTCAAGAAAACGGCGTTAAGCGCAAGAGGGGAACCGCCTGAACTCAACACCGATGGATTCACGCTCACAATCTGTGAGGCAGGAATTGATTTAAACATTTAATTTCCTTTTATGATGGAATACGATTAATTGAAACAGACGCGCCCTCGATAAAGTCTTGCGCATGTGTAACAGTAGGGTTGTAGGTCAGACTTGCCGTGATACTCCAACGCGCTTCAAATTCCTGCTCTTCGTTTGTGAGCGGAATATATCGCGCCTCGTCCGTGTATAAAGGCTGACACACTTCCAGCCGCTCGCAAGCATGGTAATCACGCCACAAGGTTGAGAAAACGCGCACATTACGCCCTGAATCAACGCCGTAGAAATCAAGCTGCATAGCCACTTCTATGCTTCTTGTTACGTCTGCAAGGCCGTCTAACAGTCTCCATTCGTTTATCTGCGTGTTCATTTCCGATTCACGGATAATGTTCATCAGGATAAATGGCGCGTTTGGAAGCGGCACATTATTGGAATAGCCCTGTATCACTTCGAAATCAGGGAATAATCCAAGCAGATACCGCCTTACGTCCTTGTAAATTTCAGCCTGAGTAACGCTTAATGTTGCCGCCATACCACCACCTTGCACCAATCAGGCCATGATTCGGAAACGGACTTAATCAGCCATTCCGTAGGCTCTGTTTCGCCATAGGGCGAAAAAACCAGCTTATCAGAACCTTTACCGGCAATGCGGCGCAATACTGAGAATTGACCCGTTACATACACGTTGAGCATGTGCCCTTGCTGTAGCAATCCGTCAAACTCTTGCCGCTCCTGACTGCTCAGGCTTTGTGTCTGAATAGTGACTGTTTCAGATTCATAATCAGCCGTCCTTGCGCCTGCTTCGTCTGTTTTATAGCCGTTATTCAGCAACAGCGTTGCCGTCATGTTTGGATTGACCGCTCGTGTTACGCCGTTTGCAATAGCTCTCAAATTCATAGACTTCCTTTCGCCTATTCAACAACTTCGCTTTGAATTGCCCGCCATAAGTCGCCAGTGTCAATCAAAGGCTTATTAAATCCTTTTTTCTTCACGGTTGACGGCGCGTTTTCAGGCTCTCTGAAGTTCTGAATCGTCTCGACAATATCACCTTTCACACCCTCGCCAATCAACGCCAAAGCCTTGCCGACATCTCCGTCCGCGCGTTGCAAGATACTAGCCGCGTTATCCGCCCATTCGTCCTGCTTCTCCGCTATCGTATTGCGGAAAAAAGGACGTGCCGGAATGTTGACCGTACCGTATTCATTCCAGTAGGCCACCTGAGCCACGCTTACATCGCCTTGCCCATCTTTGGCAGGGTATGTTTGCGTTTCCAAGATACCGACCCGAACCGTGCCGCCTGCCGCCTTGCTGACAGCATTACGAATGGCTGAACGGAACTTACTACCGCCGCGCATAACAACCACCCGAAACATATCGGAAAGCGCGATACTTCGCCGTCATCTGCCAGTAGGTCAAACCCCAAGGCGTTTGAGCAAACCATGCCGCCTTACCGCTAACGCCCGACAAATCCGCGCTGACCGATACGCTACCCTCAGTAGCCGAACCGATACGACCAACCAAGCCGCCTTGTTCTGCTCTTTCGTCCAAAGCGGCTAAATGGCGCATTAACAACATCAGCAACCGCTCACGCTCGCCCAAGTCTTTCACGATACTGCAATCAGTGTTATTGAGTAGCGTTTCAGCCTGAGCGAACCACCAGTCAAGCCGTACATTGGGCGTGTCGACAAATTGCGGGTAAACCTCGCGGAAAGTGTCGGGATTAAATACCACCACACCCATGATGTTACTCGTCTGCTTTGGTTACGCCTGCATTAGGCGCATCAGGGTCAACTGCTTCCAAACCGGTAGCGTTATCTGCTTTTTCCGCTGCTTCTGCTTTGGTATCAGCCGCCTTGTCATGGGCGAAGATGAAGCCGTTGCGAACCATTGCACGGTCTGCATAGGCTTCCATCCAAGCGTCGAAAAATTCAGCATCAACGTCATAGGTAATGCCATGACCGCCGATAACACGTGAGCTTGTAGAACCGTTAATTTCAACAGTTTGGCCGTTCAGCTCGAGAATCAAACCGTTTGGCAGTTTGCAACCAACGGTAACAGTTTTGCTTTTTGTGTTTTTTGCCATTTAGCCAGCTCCTTTTAGCTAACAGTCATTGTTGCAATACAGAATGGGCGATAAATAATCGCGCCCCATGTGCCCTGCGATTTCTTCTGTTTGATGCTGGAGGCTTCCAATACCATGTTATGGGCGCGCATTTTTTCGGTAAATGCACAGTCCAAAGTACGTTGGCCGTCCAATTCTTCGACAATCAGTTGCACGGTTTCGCCGCTTGTGGCTGAGTATTCAGGAATAGTCTCAACGCGCAAGTTAGGGAAGTTCTTTTTCAACTGGTCAATGACATTGACGTTGTATTGGTTGGTTTTAGTCAAATCAACGCTTGCGGTAGGGCTACACACCAGCAACAGAGGCGTGTTCATATCAATCTTACCGCCTGTCTGTTTCAACAGATTTTGGAATAGTTTGCGGATAGATTCGTACACTTCTTCGCCAGTTGAGTTTGCCCAAGTCTTAGCGGCGGCAGTAGAGGCAGGCAATGACGGGTCATTTAATACGCCGTAGTTTTGCAAGCCTTTAACGCCAAACAAATACGTTTTGTTTTGGAAACGATTCAGGGCATTTACAGACGCTTCGTTTACGCGGGCAACGTAGTCAATTTTGGCTTCACCGGCACGGGCTACTTCACGCTCGCCCCAGCGAGTGAATACTTGGTAATGGTAGCTTTGACGTTGAGGGAAGTTGACGTTCACGCCGCTCACGCCGTTGTTGTTGTAGTCGCCATAAGAGGAAACTTCGCCGGTAGGTTCAACGGTCATGAAAGTAGCGGTTTCTGTTGTCCAGTCGCCTTTTTTCATTTCGCCGAAAACTTCAGCGGCTTTGGTAGGCTGCAAGATGATTTCAATCAGTTGCGGATCAACATAGTTCAACATCCATGCAGGGATACCACTGTTGCCTACGGTAGTTAAACCGGGCTGAGCGTCCATTGCCAAAGCAGCGGCGATTTTGTCGTCCATCAGCTTTTTGCCGCCGCCCATAAAGACGATACCGGCATCGCGTTCCAGTTGGTTAAATGTATTCATTGATTACTCCCAAGAAGTGATTTTTGCCAGTTCGCCAGCGGCGGCGGTTGAGGCAACTTTGAATTTAGTCAGGGTATAGCCTGCTTCAGTCGCGGCGGCAGATGATTTCAATGTGCCGTCAGTGTCTTTGGCAAATACGTTTTGACCGATAACGGCACCGGCAGGGAAATGCGCCCAAAAGTCGCCGCCTGTCATCAGGGTCATGGCTTGACCTTTCAGGATGGTATTGCCTTGTTCATCCAAGAAGCCGGTAATGCTTGCTTGTTGTTCACGATGTACAAAGCCGATACGACCGTTAGTTGCTTTCTTGTTGCTTACTTTGCCGTCTGCGTCTGCCCATGCAAACACACCAACAGTAACGCCGCTATCGCCTGCTACCAAAGCACCCTCGCCAGCCAGCATGGAAGCGTTAGGGTTTGTAGAAGCAAAATCCCCTGCGACGGCAGGGGCTTGGTATGAGTTAACTACTTTTTGAAATGGCATTTTTTAACCTTTCTTGATTCGTGCTAAACCTTTGAACTGCTTAGACGCGGCGTTTGCGCTGTCCATAGCAACTTTAGGGCTTGATTTGCCCAACATGCCGACCATTGCACGATAGGCAGATGGGTGTACACCTGACACATCAACGCCTTGCTGTTCCAGTGCGAATTTGTACACATCTTCTGCGCTGTCCATAGTTACATCGCCGACAATATGCGCTACTTCGCGTTGAGCTGTTGCCAGTGCCTGCATACGTTTGCGCTCTTGAGACACAGCCGCTGCAATGGCTTTATCCATAGCAACTTTGGAAATGCCACGGTCTTGAGCTTGTTCAGGCGGTTGAGGTGCTTCAGATTCTTCATCTTCATCTTCGGCAACTTCTTCCACATCTTCGTCTGCGGCGGTTTCTTCTTCGTCTGTACCAACTTCTTCAGCGGCTTCATCGGTAGGCGGCAATTCTTTGTCGTCCTCGTCCTCGGCAGTCTGAACTTCGTTAGTCAACGAACCGATAACTTCCAACAGTTCGTCAGGGCTTAATTCAGCGTCCTGCGCCATTAAAGGCTTCAGAACTGCATGAATACGCGCTTTCGCGCCTTTCTTCAGTTTCATAACTTTCCTTTCTGAAAATGGGTCTGCATCGCTTACTACTACATCACGCCCTGCCCGACCCACATCGACAAGGGCTACATGGTTACCCACAATATCGCGCATAACGCCGTCATAGCGCATGCCTTTAAACTCGCCTGGTGTCATATCCGCGACATATCGATACGCGCTAGACAGCTCCATTTGCTCACCGCTTTCAATACCTGCAATGGCTTCTGAATCCCAGACGGCCAATGAGCATTTTAAGTAACCGTCCTCAAACTTGGCATCGCTGCCAGTCGTACCGACAATTACGTCTTTCTGCGGCTCGTCTGCCGATACCGGAATATGCTTACTCAGTAACGGCAGGTTGTTGAACGTCTGAACAGCCTTTTCAAGCTCTTCAGGGTCTCGCAACATGTAATAAACCTTTGTCGGCTCTAATCCCAATTTGTCATGATTTGGAATTTCACTGCCGTAATAAGGATTTACCGTTGCTTTGCTGATATTGGAAGTCTCAACGTGCAATCGGCCATCTTCATCGTATGACCGCATGGAACGGTCTTGAGCTAATTGCAGTTGCTTTCTGTACCAGCGCGGATCATCGCAATCCATTGCGTAAGTTTCGTCTAAATAATCCATAATCTAATCCGGATACCATCCGCCATTACGTTCAATTTTTTCGTCCAACTCTCTCATTCTATCCTCGTAATCTTTCTTGGCTTCCGCATCGATTCTGTCGAATAAAGCCTGTTTTTCAGGCTCAAATTTACGGGTATATTGAGAACTAAACTCTCGTATAGCGGCATCAAATGGGTTAAATCCCTCTCCGCCCTCATTGACAATATCGTTGTACCGCTTACTCTTCTTGTACAAGTCATCTAAATGAGCCTTTGCTTCAGATTTGGACATATTGTTTATATCTACTTTCTTCGCTGGCGTATTTTGGTTGCTTGTTGAAGCGGTAGGCTTAGATGTAACAGGTGCTTTGTAATCAGGGCTGAAATGCTTAATCTCTTCAGCTAATTCAACACCAGGCGGCAGATACCATTGTTTCTTGTCAGGATTCCATTTTGCGCCGTGTTTTTTAGCAAGCTCTCGCTGTTCATACGGCACTTTTAAATAAGTGCCACCTGCCTGCTGAGAAGCCTTGAAAGACGCCCAATCCTTGCGATGTTGTTCAAGCCATGATTTCTGCTCACTTGTGATTGTGTACTCCTTACCGGAAACAAAGATTCTATGACTATCCTTTTTCTTGCCGTCATAAAACTTACCGTTCCAATAAGGGTCTGAATGTTTATTGCGAATTTCAGCGTACCAGTCAGGGATTTTTGGCTCTGATGTAATGTGGCCGATATTTGTTTTTGTGCCCTTGCTTGACGGCGTGGCTTCAGTTATCTTTGAGACGGATTTACTTAACTGCTCTTGGCTTGGTGTTTTCGCGCCTACAAAGCTCTTCCGAACCTCGTTAATTTTCGTGCCGTTAAACTTACCGCCCATGCCTTTAGTAACACGGCCTGATTCGTCTAACTCGACATGCGCGCCTTTACCCTCTGAACCGTTCGGCTTGACCGTTATCCACTTGTTATCTTGTGCAAGCAGTCGCCGTGACTTGTTCAGTATGGCCTTTTGCTTCTGTTTCATACTATCCCCATTTAATTACTGCGCGGCTTGAACATCGGCAGTTAATCTCTTCGCCCGGCTGAACCCATTTGCCATCTAAGTACATTCCCTTGCTGACATCAAAGCGTTTACCGTTTGCCGCTACATGGCTAGGGCGTGGCTCTTTGCCTGCGTGAGAATGAAGCCAAATAGCCTCAGTTATCCCAAGCTCTTGCCGTCTCGCTTTCTCAATGACGGCCTTTGCCTTGTTGGTTTGGTCTCGTGCAATAAACGCCGCTCGCCGCTCGCTTACGCCAAAGTCCTTGCGAAGCTCTTTAGATAACTGCGACATGGTGTAACCAGCGTTGACTGACCGCCAGACGCTATCTTCAACACGGCTCAAATACTGCTGACCGATGGAACGAATTAAGCCGACATTGCCGCTCAACGCTACGTCAAATGCGCGGCGCGTTGCTTCTGTCTGAGCAAATCGAACCGTTAGGCCGGCAGAACGCAAAGCCGAAAGAAACGCCTTGTCTGTGTGTCTCATGGAACGATGCAAAAAAGCCCCTGCGATTTCAGGGGCTAGTGTTTCCAATCGGTTGAACCAGTAACGGAATAAACGGCGGATAGCGGCTTGTAGGCCGTCTGAAAAGCCATCTTGCGCCAGTCCTTTAGGGTAATGGCTGTCAATCAGGCTTTGCACGTCCTTACGCATTTCCGCCAGCAGTTTCTTTAGGCTCTTGCGGTACGCCGCCTCCACTCCAAGATTCGGCATTATCGGGGACAGTATCACTTCGTTGCTCTGTTTCATCACTCATTCCCAATCCGCCAAAATCATCTTGCATTGGCACTTCGTCAACATCAATGCCGTTATATCCGCTGTCAGTATCGGAAGCCAAGCGGCCGCGCACTTCTTCAGCGGAAATAACACCAGCCTGAATATATGCGACATCACGATCAGAATCAGATTTGCGGATAGTAGCAAGTTGCGATTCGTCCATTTGCGCCAGCGGCACAAACTCAAATGTGATGTTGTCGTCTGTCTCGCCGAATAGATGAAGCTGAACCAGCTTTAACACCTTGTCCAACGGGTCGCGCAAGATGTTTTCTTGCAATGCCTTGATATAGTCGTAATAAACGGCTATCTCGCCCTCGCTGCTTGCGTTTAGTCCGCTAGGCGTTACGCCCAACAGCTTAACAAGCGGCGTATGGCTTGGCATTGCCAGCTGTTCTTGTGCCTGCGCCAACAGCGCGTCTAATCCGCTTAATGGCGTGTTGAACTGGAAGAACTCTTCGTTATCTTTATCCAACATCATCAAGCCGCGATTATCTCTGAAGCGGTTGTACACCTCAGCGCGTAAGGTCATGTTTACTTCTTCATCGCAACCACCCGACAAGATGGTTGACATATCAGTCTTAATGCCTGATAACGAGAAGCTATGAAGTAGGTCGCTTACTGAATCAACCGTTCTCAACCAGCGGTCAACATACGGCATCATCAATTGCGACATGCTCACGCCGCCGAAGTTATAGGCTGATTTAAGCAAGTCAGGAACAGGACGGCTAATCAGCGTAAACAGGCGGCTATGATGAATCTCGCGCCCCATCACAAACCACGATTTAGGCTTATAGAAGTCTTTGGCTGTCGGGTCTGTCGTATTACATTGCGCAGGGGCTGTCCACATCGGCTCAATCGGAACTAATGCTTCTAAGCAGCCTTTACCAATGGTCTTACTTGTCAGTAGAAGCGGATTACCCAGCTTGTCGTTATCCTGACCCTTAATTTGGATCATGATTTGACCACGACCAAAGAAGCCATCCGATTCAATCGCCTTACGGAAAACATCACGAATGTTCAGTTTCTCGTAACACTCTTCAATCTGCTTAATCTTTTCACTATTGTCATCTTCGCCGACAGACTTAATCTCAATCCATTGGCGGGTCATTTCGCTTGCTGTCGTTTCGGTAACGCTTCGATACTCTGAAATCTGCGCCAACTCAGCCAAGCGCGGATAACCGATAAAGCCGGTATTAAAAAAGCAACCTGCGCCAAATGTGCCTAGGTTGCTGTTACAGTCCATCGCTATTGAATTATTCGCCTTTACGCCGTCTGGAAGCTCCGGCATATCTAACCCATACTGCTGAACAGTTTTATCGGGCAATTCCTGAAGCAGTCGGCGCAAGGCTTTTTCATTTACAGCCTTTTGCTGTTTCTTCTTTTTACTCATATTCTGCTCAAAATGTTTGGATTGATATTCAGCCCACCTTGTACAGGCGCAAAGGCCATAATCAAGGCATCGGCACGGTTAGGGCTTGGAATGCCTCGCTTTGCCATATCCTTTTTACTCTCAACCTTGACACGCCCGTTATTGTCATAATCGACACGCGGACGGCTTAATTCGGCTTTGAGATACTCAAGGTCTTTAAGACTGCCTGATATGGATATAAGTTCGTCAACAGGATAAGTGTCCCCAAACTCGATAGCACGCCATGTTTTATAAAACCGTTCGCGCACCATCCACCAAGCCTGTGCTTTGATGTTTGAGAACATATCCTTGTTTTTCTTGTCGTCAGTGTATCGGGCTTCAGGCTTAAACACAGAACCACCGGCATTAAAGCCTATCGTCTGCACTTTGCCCGTCTTACGCCTAAACTGCGCTTTCACACCAGCACCAACGCCGATGCTGTCATAGACAATCTTATCGGCTTTTGCCTCTTGTCCGTACAGATAAACCTTATCGGCGGAATAGATAACGTCTTGGCCGCGCCATTCGTCCATATCGATAACGACAGAACCATGGCGCAATATTGTTGCACTGGCATCATCGCCCTCGTCCGCAACGTCGAAGCCCAGTATTCTCTGCCCGCTCGCTTCAAATCCAAGCTTGATATGCGAATCAATCGCCGCGTCAATCCATTTGGGCTTAATTACAGACAACTCGCTATCTGCTACCGGCTCGCCTAACCATATATGGCGGTAAAGGTCATAATCACGCGCTTTGCATGATTCAGCCTCTAAGCGTAGCACTTCAGGCAAATAGATATTGTCAGTGTAGTTCACGACAATATCGACCATATCATCAGGCGGATTGACTACAAACCGCTGATAGGTAGGGTCTAGGATATTCTTCGGATTCCATGTAAGCCAAATCTCCGACCCTGCTTTACGGATAGTCGGGATTAGGATATTCCAGCTTTCATCAGAAACGTTCTCCGCTTCCTCAATCCAGCATATATCAATAGCTTCAATGGATTTGATTTTTGTCGGGTTGTTCTTGATACCGTAAAAGAGAAATTCCGAACCTGTCGATAGATGGATAATTCGGTTACGCTGTACTTCATATTCCTGCGTATAACCTGCCCTGTCTATCGTATCTGATAACAAAGAGATTACGGAATCACTGATACTGTTTTGAAGCTCACGGGCGCACATGATACGAAAGCGGCCTTTACGCGCAAGCTCTACCAATACCGTTGCCACTGCCCAAGACTTCATACCGCCACGACCACCGCGCAAACTCTTGTATCGGTGCTTATGTATCAGCGGTCTGAATTTAGGGTGTAGCTTATTCTTCATCGTTCAAGAACAAATCGGAAAGTTTTACGTCAGCCTGTATTGCAAGGTTGCCTGTAATTTGTTGTTCCACTTTGTCGCCGTATTTCTTCGGCGCAATCTTTGAAGCCGCCCATTTTCGCGCGTCTATCTGCAATTTGGCTTTTGCGACTGCCGCGCTCTCTGCTTCTGCGCTGTCAGCAATCTCAATAATCTCTTCTGCAAAATAATCAGCTTGCTTATCTCTCGCGCGCGCGTATTGTTCCGAAAACTCTTTATTCTCAATCAGCCACTTACACACGGTTGACGTTGTAGGCATACCATCTTCAGCGCATATTGAGCGCAGGCTTCTGCCATTTGCGATTTTCTCGCATATCTTTTCTGCCAGCTCGTCGCTGTATTTACTTGGACGGCCTGCTTTGCGTTTTGTGTCGCTCATAAACCCTCCTCAAAAAGAAACCGTCTAACTCCGACCCATCTCAGAATTAGACGGCTAAACACACTCGACTCACAGGAAAAATGGAACGCCCTACACCAGCAAGGCATAGGGCGAAGTGCAAGAACCGCTTTATAGTCTGTCTTGGCATGACAGCCATCAGGCCGGGTAAACGCGTTTCACTTGCGGCGCGTTTTGTTAAAGGCTCACTCTCGTATGTAGGGCGCGACCCCTAGTTTGATTTGGAAGCGTCCGCGGCATCTTCCTCAACGGCTACGCCGCCCCTTTTGCCTTTTGCCATTTACGGCACGGCTAGAAAACCTGAAAATTCAGGCCGTCTGAAAACGCAAAAACCGCCCTATAAAGGCGGTTTATATAGCTATTTCCAAACTATAGCATAATTGTATCAGAAGTGTTTCATGCCGTCAAGAGATAATCACTTATTCCGTGTCCAAAATTAGGCAAGCCAAATTTGATGCCGTCTGATGCAACGGGTTTAATTCGCTGACCCTGTTAGGCTGCCCATTGCCATCATAAACAACTTTTATTCCACAATCGACGGAGTACGTTTGTGCGAATTGTCCATTTCTATTCATCTCATCAAAATTTCGAGCGGGAATAATCGCATACCCGGCTTGCTGTTGTTGTTTGATTGCTGAAATGGACATTGAGGCAAATCTGCCCGTAGCCCTAGCATCAATGAACATGAAATCGCCGCTTCCATAGACTTTATAGTTGGTTCCTGGCGGTGTCTCTATATATTGCAATCCAAATTGTTCTGCTTCTGACTTTGCCATCACCATGCTAGATATTACTGCCAATATCATTGCCAACAATGTTTTCTTCATCTTCATCTCCTAGAATAAACCATCTATCTGTTTAGGTTTACCATCACTCGAAATATATTACCGAACAATTATACATATTTTTACACAATCTATCAGCATAAACACAAGCTACCCAATAATCCCCGCTTGCCTAAACTCCGGTTCCAGTTTGCAAATGGCGCTATCAAGCAGTCCTGCCACAATTCCTCCAACCTGTTTCTTTTTCCGCCACAACGTTACGCGGGCAATATCAAATCTGTCTTGTATCTCCATCTGCTTGGGGCTACCTGAAAAAATATGCGACAGCAGGGCATCACATATTAGCAAGTTCACGCCATCGTTCTGTTGCTCAATATAGGCGGTAATATCAACAACCCCGCTTAAGTCCTCGCTGTATTCACACTCCACTACTGCAAGCTCGTATCGGTTCAATACGCGCTCAATTCGACTGATAATCATCGCGGCGTTTGCGTGTGTTTCTGCTTGTGTTAAATCGCCCCCGCCGCCGGTAACGCCTTTACTTTCGCACCAGCGCATGACCGAAGCCGTGTTGTTCATCGGCTCCATTCTCACGCCGCGGATTTTATAAACATCGAGTAAGACTTGTTCCACGTTCCTGTACATCTACATGCTCCAACTGATTTTAAATTCGTTCGCCGCCCATGATTGGATATTGTTTTGATACTCTGTCATCTCGGCCACATTCAGCCTTGTAGTGCTGATGGGCGTTTTAAGCTCGCTTCCGTCCGGCATGGCTTTTAGCTCAAAGCCCAGAAAGTAGCCTTTGCAATATTCGTGCCATGTTTCCGCGCTGTATCGTCTGCCGTTGATCCATGCCTTATCTGCTAATTCCCCGTAAATAGCCCAAAGCCGTTTGTTCTGCTCATGGCTTCGCTTGGCTTTGTAAGGTCGGATTGTGATTTCTAAATCCCCGTTCTTAACCCAGCTTTTAAGCTCGTTAGTAAACAGGGTTACGATGTTGTCCGCGTTATCGGCGGTTGCTTTGAATTTCTGACTATTCATCCCCTAATAATCCCTGAACCTGTTGTAATAACTCTCGCTCCGTACCGTACAGGCTCTCAAACGTTCTCGGCGCGGCGTGAAATGCTATCCCTACTCCACCAGTCCGATGATGGGCAGGGCATAGCGGTATCGTCTCAAAATGGCTGTTCCGCCGTCCTATCCCTGCTCCGTTTCGGATATGGTGTACCTCTGCCGGTATGTTGTATCGCCCGCTGTTACGGCAGACGATACAACCGATAGAAGCCACGCGCTCAAGGTGCTTCTTTTCCTTTTTGGTTTTGCTCATTTATGCACTTCCCCATGCAGGAAGAATGACAAAAGCAAAACACCCCAGGTCATTAAAAACCATGCGACAACAAAAAAATACATCGGCGTGATTGTCGTTATATTTTCACTATCAAGCTTAATGGTTAATTTTTTGGTTAAATCTAATTTGATTAAAATTTTGGCTACAAAATAACCAAAGTGAAGAAAAATTAATGACGAAACAATCGAAAAAATTTTAACCACTTCTTAAATCTCCGCAATCCCAATATCAAGCCCACCGTTCTCTCTTGGCTCGCTCGAATATGTTGATAAAATAGATTTGACTTGGTTGTCGTTGTGATAGACAACGCCCTGCAAGGCATCGACAGCGACTTTTAGGCAGTTATCAAGGTCTAGTATTACCTTGCTTGCCGTGCCGTCCTTGTTCATCTTTGGCACCAGGCTGACAAACAGGATTACGTCCTTTTCAGACGGCCTAAAACCTGCCTTTTCTGCCGCGTGAGAAACGCAAAGCTTGTATGCCCTCGCTTCCTTGCTTAACACCTGCCTGTTCCTAAACGTTTTCCAATATCGGTTAGTGCTTATCGGGTAAGGCAGGGAAAGAACATTCGCTCTTTCCGCCGCCTCTACTATTTGCTCAATCGGGATTAATACGGCCAATGACCACCCCAATCATCGTCTTGGTTTCGTACTTTCTTGGCGACCCATTCGACAAAACCAATCGCCAACACTACAACCGATACACAAATCAAAAATACTGCAAGTTTCATAAATAGCTCCATTCCATGCCGAATTGTTTGTAAATGCTTTCCGCCACGCCGATAGGCCAGTTTTTCGGGTCTAATTGCGGGCAAGCCTCGTTTGCAAGCTCTGCCGAAATACTCATGCTTTCCGCGCCGCGCTTGGCTGAGAACAGCCTTTCCTCGTCTGCGTCTGTAAACTCTTTCGGCTTCCGGCGCGTGCCTGGCAATTTATCTTTAATACTTGCATAGTATTTCGCGTGATATTCAGCCTTACACTGACGGCATCTGCTTTCGTATTGCTGAATCCCTTGTTTGTTTAAGCCTCTTTTATAAAACTCACTTACCGGCTTTCTTTCTTCACATCGTGAGCATTTGCGCGTTTCCATTTCCCCTACTCCTTTTCGCGTTGTCCAAATTCATCAATCGGCGGCATATCTACCCAAAGAGTGATTCCGATAAGTGCCGCTATTGCACCAAGCCCAATAAGAAACATCGTCATCATTTTCGGCCTCGCTTGAATTTATTGCGTTTCAGTAATTCCAATTCCCCTTTCAGCCGTGCAATCTCGCTTCGTAGCGCGGGGTCAGTAGGTTTGTTTCGCAAAACGTCCAGTAATTGCACTTTCGTCTTACTCAGCTCTTTATCTTTCCGCTCCAATTCGTCTTGTAGCTCTGAAACCTTGATTCCCAGTGCCGTGCCTTTTGCCATCAAGCCGTTTGAAACTTTGCGCTCTTCGTTCAGCTTGTCGATAAGCTCTGAAATGCGCTCACTCATTTCTTTACCGGCTTCTTCCATTTCAGCTTTTTCTTTCAGGCCGTCTGAAATTCTCTGACTGTAATCATCAGCCATGTTCTTTAAGCTATTAGCGGTCTGAATAACTTCTTCGTGGTCTTTCTTACTCACGCCGCCCAATTTTTCGATTAACCAATTTTTCATTTCTTCATTTCCTTTTGTTGCGCCATTCTTCAAATTTCTCGCGCCGTTTTTGGATCACGATTTCATCGGCAGGCTGGAAAGCACTTCCGCCGCTCCAGTAATCGCCCTTGTCGCACTTGTAGCCTCCGTGATAGAAGCTCGCCCGTTGCTCAGACGTTTGCGATTTCTCGCATTTTGCAAACCCTCTCATCGGCGTATTAGCCTCTGCTTGAAAGTTTGCGTGTTTGCAGTAGAAGCAGGTTTCACGCACGGTAACTATCCCAGTCGAACGGTATCAACTTGCCGCCGCCGTCTCTCAATCGGTCTCTGATTCGGGCATCAACGTTTTCGCGGAAATCTTTAGCCGACAAGTTAGTCAACACCAGCGTCGGCATAAGCCGCTCATATCGCCCGTTGATAACCGAAAACAAAATCCGACCATCCGTTTCAGACAGGTTGCCCACGCCAAATTCATCCAACACCAGCAAATCGGGCTTCACAAACGTTCCAACAGCCTCTTTCTCACTGCCGCCGTTAAAGCTGTCTTTTACGGTCTGCAACATATCGCCGACAGTAATTACCACTGCACTGCGCCCCGATTCGATCACCTTGTGAGCAATGCCGCAGGCCAAATGATTTTTCCCAGTACCACGCTTACCTGAAAAAATCATGTTCCGCCCGGTCTGCAAAACATCCTCGAAGTTTTCCGCATAGTCGGCGGCGGCAGCTTTTGCCCTTGCCATTCCGATCACGCTTTCATCGACCTTGAAATTTTCAATTCGGCAGTTTTTAAACCGTTCGGCAATGCCTGATCGCCCAATGCGTTTTGACATTTCGTCCTGCTTTAATTCGCTGACAAGGCGTTCGGCGTATTCAACCGCCTCTTTTGCCGCTTTCAGCTTTCCGCAAACAGGGCAGTCAGTCCAAACGTTGCGGAAAACACTTTTCGCCAAATACTCGCCATGCTCCGTGCATTTGCGTGTTTCCGTTTTGGCGTTGCCATAGTTTTTTAAAAAATCGGCGGTACTTCTCAAAGCCATATCCACCCCTAGAAATCCGTTGTCGGCTGATCACCGTATTCTTTGCCGTCCAGTACATCAGCCGTCATATTGTGGGTTAAGCCACCATTTCTGCCTGACTGTTTGCCAAAGGTTTTATTTCTAACCCAATCAGCGCGGAAACTTCCCCAACCGTTGCCGATGGAAAACATAACTGCCTGTAATGCCGTCATACCGACTTTTTGAGCTTCGCTTGCAATCAGGCGCATAGCTGTCTCGGTCAACGGTTGGCGTTTAGCCTTGCGAATCGTCAAAAAGTCCTCAGCGATTTGCCCTGTTATCCCATGCTCTGCCAACAGTGATAAATCGGCTTCGTGCTTGGTCTGTTTTTTCGCTGTTTTTTCGCCCCCTGTATTAATATCTACGTTAGTAGATATTTGTTTTTTGTTTTTTGTATTTATGTGACCCCCCTTTTTTGGGGGTGGTCCTACCCCTATTTTCGGGGGTGGTGTTACCCCTTTTTTTGGGGGTACCCCGTTTTCAGGGGGTGCCCCATTTTTCGGGGGTGGTGTTACCCCTTTTTTGGGGTCTGAAATTAAAAAATATTCGTTCGGTAATCCGATTCTGCTTTGCTTGCCAATCAACCCTAAAGCGATCAGCTCGTTAATAGCTTTCTGAACCGTTTCCTCTTTCCTGATCCCGGTAAATTTTTTAATCTGAGAAATCGAAAGACTGTCATGCGTTTTCTGCCAGCCTCTTGTTTTCCGAACGATCAAGATGTAGCATTTAAGGGCGTTCCCACTCATCTGCGATAAGTATTCATCGATAACCGCGTTTGCAATCTGAAAACTGTTTGGGATAAATTCATTCATAGCTCAATTCCTGACCTGGCGATTGAATAATGGGCGACCGGGTTTTTACAGTTGCCGACCTTGAATTTAGGCTTATTGAAAACAAATCCTCTGCTTCCCAAGTCAACGATTCGGGCGCATAACTGCGCGATGTTCAGATGTTTCGCCGCTTCCAGCGATGTGATATGTCCGTTTGCGCGGATGTAATCGACAATCTGCTTGCACTGTGTCTGTTTTTGGTCTATCATGTTCACTCCTTTTGTTGCAGGCCTCGCGCCTCAACCCTGCCCCACGTTACCGCGTGGGGTTTTCCTTTTTCTACGTCCTGAAAATTCTTTCAAGAACAATTCTTTATGCTCTAGCTTCACAGAAGCCGGAATCCCTCGCCTACTCCAGTTGAAAACTCGCTGCGGACTTGTCTCAAGCATTCTTGCTACTTCCGAGTAGCCCCCAAGCGATTTGAGTAGTAATTTATCCTGCTCAATTTGTTTATCCATATCAAACTCTGTGTTTAAAATCATTTACCGTAATTAAACACTATGTTAAAACATTTGTCAACACTTGTTTAACAACAAGATGTTTAAATAGTGCAAAATATATAAAACAAATTTGGGAGTAAAAAATGGACGTAAAAACAGCGAGATTGTATGAAGCCGCCGAGAAGCTAAAAGGCGTTTCCGGGCAGTCAAATTTGGCTAGATTATTGAATGTATCCCCTCAAGTCGTTAAGAATTGGGAGACTAGAGGCGTATCAGCGAGCGGATTAGTAAACGCCGCTAAAGTCATCGGCGTATCAGTTGCATGGGTAGAGACTGGAGAGGGCGAAATGGCGGCAATTAAACAGCCTGAATCAAATGCCCTGCCGCTTGGCAAGATTGATGAATGGGACAATGACACGCCGTTGCTTCCTGATGATTGCGAAGCCCCGTTATACAAAGAAATCAAGCTGTCAGCCGGAAATGGCTTTGCTGATGACATTGAGGACTACAACGGCTACAAGCTGAGATTTTCGCGTAATACGCTTAGAAAGCACGGCATAAACCCGGCGGACGTGGTTTGCGTAATGGCAGATGGGGACAGTATGGAGCCGGTATTTCCGAGCGGTGCGACATTAGGCATTGATACCGGCAGCAAGACTATCCGTGATGGGCAAATTTATGCCATCAATCACGGTGGACTTTTGAGAACCAAGATTCTGCACAAATTGCCGGAAAACAAGGTCAGAATCAGAAGCTACAACCAGTCTGAATATCCTGATGAAGAAGCGAGCCTAGACGACCTGTCGGTCATTGGACGCGTGTTTTGGTGGAGCGTGATGGTTTGAAACAGGCTTGGGAAGGAATAAAGAATGGGCACGAAATTTATACTATCACCCAACACCTAAGGAAAACGACCGCTTCCGCATCATCGGCCGCTACTACGGCGTGATTTCCCTGAAGCTCGCGCAGTAGCGGTGCGGAAATATCAATTAATCAAGTAGATTTAAAGGACGGTTTAATGGAAATTAAAGAATCAATAATAAATTTTGTAAGCAACCCTTATGTTTTATTGGTTGGATTTATTGCTTCTGTTTTGACTATTTGGTCTTTTTTCAAGAAAAACAATAATGGAAACAACAATAGCCATCAGCAGCAAACCATTAACGGCAATAACAACCAACAGGCAGGCAGGGATATTGTCAACAACAAGGACAAACCATAATGCGTAACGGACAGCAGCAAGGTATAGAAGGCAATCATAACCAACAGGCAGGCAGGGATATTGTCAACCATAACTATCCCCCGCCTCTTGACCCTCATATTCCATCGGCAATAGAGAAAGTTTTGAGAGGGATATACCGTATCGCCGTCGATCAATCCCGATTCTCCCCGCCTGACAATAAAACGTATTCAATTGAAGGGAAAATAGATTTTAATCAGATAACATATTTCAAACCTTATGATCAATATCAGGAAGGCTATGATCTGATTAGGGATCAAATTATCACCCTTTCGACAATTGATCCGTTCTGTGAAAAAAGCATTATCGGACATGTCTGCTCACTGTGCCGGCAAGCTCTTCGTAACGCAAAAACACCCGACGAAATCATCGGGTATATCCATTCCCAACTGATTAGCGAATTAAACGCCGATCACGCGAAACTCACATTGGAAGAAAAAGCGGCAGTGGATTTTGTGGTATTCTATGTATTTGCAGAATGCAAAATTTTCGATAAACCACCGCCCGATTATGCTGCTCCTAAATAGAACCCAACCGAAAAAAAGCCTCTATGTCATAGGGGCTTGCCTAATAGAAAAGCTCTGCGAAACCGCCGGGCCTTTTTATGCCGCCGAATTTTTTGAGGCATACGGAGAAGATTTGTCAGTTAGTTTTCCGCAATTTATGCTTACCCTGGACTGGCTCTTTATGGCCGGATTGATTTCCCTATCTGATGACGGCAGACTGCAAAAATGTTTCTAAAAAAATTTACACTAACCAGCGAATCAGGCCGCCTTATCCGTGAAGTAACCTTTAAAAAAGGGATGAACATCATTCTTGGCGAATGCGGGGAAGGTAACGGCCAATCATCCAACAGCCTTGGTAAAACCACCCTGATCCGCTGCCTTGATTTTTGTCTTGGCGGCAAAGATGCAACAGCCATTTACACAGATTCGGAGTTTAAAAAAGAAAACAGCACAATTGTCGGCTTTCTGGAAAAGGAAAAGCCTACATTCAAACTGACGCTATCGAACCGGTTTGATTCCACTGATGAAATCATTATTGAGAGACATCTCGACCTGACAGCCGCTAGAAATAGAATCACCAATTATATTAACGGCGAAAAATGCACAAAGAATGAGTTTGATTTAAAGCTGAAAGAACTTCTGTTTGGTTTTGCTGAGGCAAAGCCGACTTTGCGCGAATTGCTTGGTAAATTCATCCGCCAACGCGATAATCAACTTGAGAAAATATTATATTTCAATGGAAATTTCTGCAAAAATGTTGAATATGAAAAAATCCATTTATTTTTATTCGGTTTTAATCAAGCGCAACTGCTGACTGAAAAATCCGAAGTAGAGAAACAGCTGCAACGCATAGAGACCGCTCGTTCCATATTAGAGAGACGCAACAGCGCCAGTTCTCTGGAGCAGAAAATCAGCTTGATTGAAAGCGAACTCCATGATTTGGAATCCCTGCGTGATGCCTTTAATATTTCCGACAAATATGATGAAGAAGCGGCTCAATTAGAGAATATTCAAATTCAGCTAACCCAAAACGAAAAATTGCTGGCGAAGCAACGTTTGAAACGGAACGGAGCCACCGAAAGAATCTCACGGCTGGAAGATGATGCCGTGTCTGCAAACGGAAATACCCTGAAATATCTCTATGAAGAAGCCTCTTTCTATAATGAACAGCTGGCAAAAACTTTTAATGAAGTGGTGAACTTCCACAATACCATGTTGGAAAATGAAATCGCTTTCCTGAAAAAAAGCATTCGGCAAAGCGATGCCTGTATTTCCGAATTGGAAAACCAGCGTTCCGATTTGGCAGACGAATATAACCGGCTTCTTGTCAAATTGGGACAAAGCGGCTCATTACGCGAATACACCAAGCTCAACGATCGGATTGCCGCCAAATCCCAAGAAAAGGGCGAGGCATATGCATTGTTGGAAGAATTGAACCACCACATCGGAGAATCGGAAAAACTGAAGAAAAAATATGATAGCATTGTGAAAGAAATGAGCACAGCAACGGAGCTGCTCAAGGAGAATCTAAAAGTATTTAACAGTTATTTTTCCAAAAATACGGAAAAATTGACGGGCAAAAAATACTTTTTGTCATATAGCATAATCGATGGCATTTATAAGTTTCAAATCAATGAACTGAACCACAACCCCGGCACGGGCGAAAAGCAGGCGGTAGTAATGGCCTTTGACTTGGCCTATATGGCTTTCTGTAATGAAATGAAACTCAAAAGACCGTTTTTTGCCACCCAAGATAAAATTGAAGTTGTCGATATTCAGAAAATTACCGTATTGTTCGACCTTGCCAACCAACAAAATGGGCAACTTATCACCCCGATCATTGATGATAAAATCAAAGATTATCCCGATTTGGTAAAAGATACTGTTTTATCTTTAAATTCAGAGGATAAATTTTTTCGGATAGAAAGCAGATAGATTTTTTACCGTAACTACCCCACAGGCCGTCTGAAAATCAGACGGCCTTTTTCACGCCAGCCAAACCTAAAAACAACACAAAACCGACAAAGCCGCCTAAATGGGCGGTTTTCTTTTGTCTATTGGCAGGGGTTATACCCCTATTGGCAGGGGTCATACCGTTATTTGCTTCACATTTACCGCCTATATGGGCGGTTTTCTTTTTCCGTTCTCACTAATTCGCAGGCGTTCGCTGAAGTGTTTTTCAGATAGAAAAATTAAATTCTCTTTTAAATCATAGTGTTTAAAAATATTAAACACCATATTTAAAATAATGCTTGCTTTTGTTTAAACGCTGTGTTTAAATACACACATCGAAGCAAAACACACTAACTAGGAGCTAAAAATGAAACACGTTGCCAATATCATGAGAATTAATGACTGGAATACAAACCAAGAAAGCACGGTAGGTCGAATCTTTGCACAAGGGCGCGGGAAAGCTAAAAAGCACCTGATTGTATGGCTGAACGGTTGGGAAGAAGAACATGGCGCAAACTACTACGATGCATGCGCTTCTGCGAGGAATGCCAATACATGGAATTTCATCGAACCAGTCTAAGTAAGAAACTTTACCCAAACCGCCTCAGGCGAGGCGGTTTCAATAAAGAGTTTTACATCGTTCTTTAAAAATCAGGAAGCGTAGTAACCGCCCTTCAGGTAGGCAATAGCCGATAGCAAGACATGGTAAAGCATGGGGGAAATCGAACAAACGGTTACAGGCGAAAGGCGGCCTAAAAGATAACAGCCTATGACGGTAAATTTTTTTAACCACTTGATAAACAAGGAAATACAAAATGGAAGTACAGAAATTTGAAATGAAAGACCCAGCAGAATTGTTCTTACTGATGGCAAACCTGATGGCAGACGCAGCAATCAAGTCGAAACAGCAAGAAGAAGCAGAAGAAGAACCATTGCCGCCTGTAACAGTTACAGAGGCAAAAGGCATTAATGACTACGCCATCGGCAAAGAAGTGATTATCCGCACATATTCCGCAGGCGTTTGGTTCGGCGCACTGAAGCAAAAAGCAGGCAATGAAGTGATTTTGACAAAAGCGCGCCGCATGTACAAATGGTGGGCGAAAGAATCAATTAGCCTGTCAGGTGTTGCACGACACGGCATCAAGCAAGAAGACAGCAAGATTTGCGGTGAGCTTGATTCGGTATGGCTTGAAGCGATTGAGATTATTCCGGTAACTGGCAATGCAGCCGAATCAATTCGCACCGCTCTGGAAGTAGAACAATCATGAGCTACTTAGATAAGCCAAGTAACTACGGCTACGGCGACGGCTACGGCGACGGCTACGGCGACGGCTACGGCTACGGCGACGGCTACGGCCACGGCAACGGCGACGGCGACGGCAACGGCGACGGCAACGGCTACGGCCACGGCAACCGCCACGGCAACCGAGCCGCCGACCGGCATACTCCAGACCCCTCCCACGCG